TCATTTTTTGACCATATATTCTTCAAAAATCAAAGGATGGACTTTCTTTAATTTAACTTGAAGAAGACCCGTTGGCGAGGTCACTAAAAATCCTTCATTCTCACCTAATTGAAAAACGCCATTACCAATCAATTCATATTTCGTTTCCCAGATAATTTTGCGATCAGTTTGATCACTAGATACAAATTGAACATAATTTTTCTTTTCATAATTGGGCATTATTTGGACTGCATTTCCACCATCATTTTGCCAAAAATCGGCTGGGATATCTTTAGCAAGATATTCAGAAGTAAGGATGGAGCGCTGAAAAACATCTGCCGTTTGTTTTTTCTCAATCAAAAGATAGACGATACCGACAAGCAAACTTAAGATGACTAAACCATTTAGAATTCTTAGAATCAACCTAACCTTTAACTTGGGTTTGACCGACATAGATTACACCTACCACTTCATAATATTTTTTGTTAGACAAACTTCATTTTTAGAAAAAAAATTTTAAAACCAAACGACATCCTTTCATTTCTTGATGACTTATCTGACTCACTTTTGCTTTCTACACTGAGTATATCTTAGTTCTTTTTTTAATCAATACTCTTGTCGTAAATGGTCTGTTTTTGGTCGTAATTGGTTCTTTTATCCTTTTAATATAAATTCCAAACCTTTTTTTAACGCAAAAAAAGACTTACTCAAAACTTAAATAGTTTTGAGTAAGTCTGCCGCTATCCTACTGAGAAGAAAAGCAATTGGAGAATTTTTAAGCAAGGGCGCCCATGGGATCCCAAGGTTTTGCCAATAATTTTCCAGAAGTAGTAAAATGCGATAATACCGGCATTTTAAGGTTACATTAAGATAAAACTTTCAGTCAAAAATGACGAAAAACAGACAAAGTATTATTACTTTTGCCCCCTTTTTGCCCCCTTAAAAATTCATAAGAATAAAAAAAATAACCCCACGCTCGCGAATGAATGTGGGGTTTCTTCTATTATTAAACTACAGCAACATATCTCCGATTGCCAGAGGCTCCAATGTAGGATAGCCACACGTAACCACCAGCGGTCACTTTGCTGTCATAGATGACTGATTGACCTTTTGAATATAGTCCAACAACAGATGAGCCAGTCGAAGCATTAGATCTGATATTTGTATTCGCGGTAAAAGTGTATCGGCCGGAATTTGGTAAATCCGAGCCTTTTAACTTTGGCGTGCTTGCTTTAATCTCTGTCACATACGCCCCAGAAACCCAACCCCAGCCATCCGCCTCAAACCATGACTTATATTGGCCAACTTGTTCGCCGTTGGTGATGATTCGCGTGGCGGTAAATGTTTGTCCCTTTTTAAGCTGCCGCACTAGTGTAGACTGACTTGTGGCAGTCGTCCGGACGTTTAAAACGTCGATATCAACTACTTGTTTTTTGTTCCATGCTTTTACAACATATCCTCCACCGGCAGCTGGCTTAGATGGTGCAGGAACGTCAGCAGCGGGTTTACTGGGCGTGCCCGCAAGCTTAGCTTTAAAGGCATTCCATCGCGTCCATTTGCCATCCAAATTAAATTGCGCCGGGCAATTTTTACGGCTGGCATCATAGTGGCGCACAACATGCGCATTATCCACCCCATATTTTGATTGCAAATGTTTGACGAGTTCTAAGGTATTAGCTTCTGTTTTTTCCGTTACCGCGCCACTGGGTAAGCACATCTCAATCCCAATGCTATTTGAGTTAGTAATACCATATTTACCATGACCATCCCCGCAATGCCAAGCCCCATGACTTTCTTCTACACTTTGCCAAATGCTGGAATCATCAACAAAATAATGCGCGGAGGCGTTTCGATTGCCGCCAAAAAAGTAATCCACGTTATTTTTTGCAGTAGATTGCGCGCCAACATCATGCACCACAATATATTTTACGCTATTGCTATTATTAAAATTATACGCTGAGATGCGCTTTTGAATAGGCAACATTATTTTTCCTCCTTTTTAATTAAGCCCGCGCCAAGGTCATAAAAGCCACCCGCAGCTAGTCCTGCGATAGCTCCGCCCCAGGCATATAAAACAATCTCTCCTGATGCAAAAGAGGCCGCATAAGCGACCCCTAGCAAAAGACCGATAAAGACATTGATTACAGGCAACCACTTGTTATCTGGCACGCTGGACTTAACCAGCTGGGTGACCGCCATTACGATTACACCAATTACGCTTGCTGCTGCTAAAATGTTGTTCATATTATTTCTTCCCTTTCATTTCCATAATGTCGTGTTCCGCTTCCCGCATTTTACCCTCGAGCTCAAAAGTGCGTTCGACGATGTTGTTGTGTTTTTCTACTTTTTTTTCAAGTTGCTCAATTCGATATGTGGTCAGCTTATTAGCAACCACAATCCCGCCAAAAGCTCCACCAAGTGTGCCAACCAAGCTGATGACCGACACGATAATTGTTTCACTCAATCCCCATTCCTTCTTTTCAAAAAAAATAGAGGCCTATTTTTCGGCCTCTTCCGCGCTTTCTTTTTCCGTCAATTCCGTAATTTTAGCTTGTACCTTTTTGCGCCAAAGCGATGGTACTGCCTCAACGGTGATACGCCCGATTTGGATTTCACCCACAAAAAAATTTACCATTTTTACGCCCCCTCCATCATTCCTGCCACGATTTCGGACAGCTCCAAAATCGCATCTGATTTGTTTTTGTCACGCTGATCCAGCAGCAAAATGTACTCATCTTTTGAGTACTGATGCAGCTGATACTCGTAGCCCTCAAAGGCCTGTTCGCCTTCTGCTGCCTCTTCTTTTACGGGTGTGACGTTTTCTGCCACCCAGACACTTTCATCATCCACCACAAGTGCTTGTGGCTCTACGGTGCTTTTCACTAACCCATGATTTTTCATGCTCTTCCACCTTTCAAATTTTTATCATAATATTCTTTAATGGCTGGCTCTATTGGCTCAAAATACTTTTTGTAAAGCCGATAGCTGTTGCAGTGCTTTATCCAGCCTTTATAGGACTGGACCGAGCAAAAATCAGTAAAACTAATCTCCTCTCCAGCCTCATGCCTTCTGCGAATTTTTCGCAGTTGCCGCTTCATATTTGTTGCGGTGGATTTCCGCAGCAACGTATAACCCTTAAAAACGCGATAGCCGACAAAGTCAACACCTCTGACATTTGTCGGAAAGACCTGCCAATTGTCTTTTACAGTGAGCTTAAGCGTCTCAACAAAATACTGATCTATTTGCTTACGCTGATTGTGTAGTATCTCTTTAGACTCGTCAAAAATGACTATGTCATCCATATATCTATAGTAGTATTTGACCCGCAAAACCTCTTTTGCCCAGTGATCAAAAGCGCCCAGATAAAAATTACCGCTGTATTGCGATAAGTAATTACCAATGGGAATTCCTGTATCTCCTGGCGTAGAATCAATTATCTCATCCAACAGCCAAAGCAACTCCTGGTCTTTAAAAAGTCGCCGGTACTTTGCTTTTAAGATGTCGTGATTAATTGACGGATAAAATTTCTTGGCATCAATCTTGAGACAATATTTTGTGCCAGGGCTCTCACTATTGACCGCTCTTTGCACCCTTTTAAGACAGTCATGAATGCCTTTTTTAGGTATAGCTGAATAGGTATCTGCCGTTAAAAACTTAAGCAGATATGGCTCAACTGCCTGCAAAATTGCCCACTGACAAATACGATCAGGAAAATATGGAAGCTTATAAATCAGGCGCTCTTTGGCCTTTTCTTTTTTGATAAAGGTCTTATACTCTGATGTCTGATAAGTATGATTAATAAGCATTTCCTGCAATAGATTTAAATATTTATCTGGGTCTTTATTCATGGCTTTTACTTCTTCATACCAGCCTTTACCTTTTCGGGCATGTATATGAGCCAATTTTAAATTATCCATATCATAGATTTTTTCATACAGGTTACCGATTCTTTTCAATAGTTTTTTCTCCTATTGTATGCAAGTTCAAGCCCGACTTTCGAGAGTCAACCTACTCACCGGGCATCACTCATTTTTTATATTTTGCCAAGTGGCATGGCAATGCTGTTTCACGGTGGTACTTTAATTTGCATTTACTAGGTGCCCGCTGATATTACGATTCCGATTCGCCGACCAATTGTTCAGATTCCAATAGAAACTGCCCGTATTAGAAGAATTATTCCAATTCCCGCTGGGGATAAAAGGGCGGATGATAAATCAACGCAACATTGCCAAAAAAGCTTTTAAATCCTAAGCGACATACACCAGGCGCCCGCCGATACCACGATCCCGAGCCGCCGACCAATCGCCCAGATTCCAATAGAAACCGCCCGCATTAGAAGAATCAGTCCAACGCCCGCCAAGCCGAGCAGAACGCCAGCCGCTGCCATCCGTAGCAGTATAGTTTTGATAAAAATAATCTCCGACTGGCACACTCGAATTGCCGGCGACCTCACTGGAAATGAAGAGCCAATCAAAATCACCGCCCCCATATCCAAAAGCAGACGTATAGCCATTTGCCTTTGCTGGTGTAAAGCCGCAATCCTGATAGGCTCCGGCAGAAGAGCTTTCCACAAAATCATGGTCCGCGATAAACATGGAATGCACGCCATTTGCCATGATGTTCATGCCATCCACGTTTTTCCAGATGTTGCCGTAAAAATTTTCTTCACCACGATAGCTTGTAATGTTGATTTGGTTTTGGTTTGCGACCTGACCACTCTTATTTCCAAGTGTTGCCGTTCCGCCGCTGACTTCCGCCATGTTACTTGCCGGGTCATCAGTTTTAAGGGTGGCACCCAATCCCAAAATACTTTGCCAGTTAAATGTGTTGTACTCAATCAAAAATAACAGCTGCGTCATGGCCACTGTCGCCGCATAAGCTTGTTGCCATCCCGCGCCGCGCTTTTGAGCTAGTAAACGGAGATTTGCACGGGTCAAATCTTGCGTAAGACCTGATGCAGGCTTAGCTCCTGCAATCGATGCAAAAGTGTCTGCAGAAAAATCAGCAATCTGTTCATCGTTTAAAATATAAGCAGCCGTTGAAGTATCATAGATAGAACCTTCAAAAGCAGATAAATAAATTTTTTCCTTTACGGCACCATTTACGATGAAGGCCGGATGTACTTTAAAGCCGGTTTTAGGTTTGTCTGATACATAATAGCGGGCTTTTCGCAGATGGAAACCTTTGCCATCTGTAATCGGGTCCATCACCAGCGGTGTTACCCGGTAATAAAAAAGTGGTTGTTCCACCATGACTTGCACTTTAGTACCGATTGGATAGACCACTTCATTTTTTGTGATGGCTTGTAAAAGTGCCCCTGTTTCCGTGTAGCCAGTTTCGCCAAAGTATGCTAGCACTTTCCCATCGTCGGTTAAGATGCATCGCTTACGACCACCAAAAGTGTTGATGGTGTCAAATCCTTCCACTGGCGAGCGGTTAATTGACCCAGCCAACCGTTTAAAAGTCTTGTTAGTCATATCGACTTCCGTGCCGAAAATCTCAGCGTCGTTATAGCCGACAAAACCTTGCAGGTCCTCGACATCACTTTTTATCTCTTTGATGTCACCCTTTGTGGCAAAAGCTGCGCTGTCGACGGTCATCGTGACTTGACTGGCGTTGCCCACTTCAGTGTAAAAACGAACAACTAAACCTGTGCTAGACACGCCTGTATCTGCCGGCATAAAGCCTTTGGTTTTGGCAGTGGCCACTGCATATAAAATTTCGCCCTCGTCGGGATCGCTGGCGTAAAGTCCAATCGTATTTACATCGTAACCTGCGGCCAAACCTTTATTGTCAAAAGCACCCTCTACAGATACGGTCGCGCCGTTATTAGGCTTGGCTTGACAAGTTGTTGTCTGCTTGATGCTAGTGACACCAGTCAGCCCCTCGAGCGCGGAAACGGCGTAGACCGTTGAGCTAGTTACAATTTTTGTAAAAGCTGCAGTCGTGCGCCCGGATAACAATTTGGCCATCAACGTACGGCCCTTTGTGGTAATAACAGATTGATTAAATTCCAAAAGTTTTCACTCTCCTTTTTTTAGTCCAAAGTAATAAAATCAGCAGACACTGCGCCGGCCGATTGAATCGCTTTTTGCTTTGTTGCTAGCGCTGCTTGATAGTCGTGAGTCAAATCGCTCTGCGCTAAAAGTGTGCTGGCCACCGCAATTTTTTGGCTTTGTGTGGCGGCAGTATTTGCTTTAAAATCAGCAGTTACCCCATTAAAATGACCGGCCGTAACACCCGTTCCAGCCAAAACACTTTGCCCGGTTTGACTTGTTTGCTTAAAATCTTGCGTGATCGTTACAAACTCGCCGGCTGATAAAGCAGCACCTAAAAAAATCTGCTCTATCAAATCGCCTAGAGCTAGATGATTATTGACATCCGCCACCAGATTGGCCGGGATAATTGTGCGAATCATGTAGTCCAAATCGCTCATTTGGCCTTGATGCTCAAAGTAACTCTCAATAATTACGCGATACTCATCAAAAATACTAGTGATTGTTACAGAGCTGCCAAAGCTAAGCAGCACCTCCTCCAAGTACCTTTTTGTATATGGCTTTTGAGTAGATAGCCGGGATAAAATTCTAAAGCGACGCATCTCTAATGTGTCTCCACTTTGGCGGACTATCCGCAGCATATTTTCATACACGGCCAAAGTTTCAGAATCTGCTGTAGAAACGTATTGATTACTTTGCGTTTGTTTGATTTGCAAAGCCAGCTCATCAAATAATTCTTGTTCTATTTCCATCAATAACTTGGTTTCAAAAATATTTTCGTACCAGTTCGGCAGCATTTTTTTTAGGTCTTGAGCCTCTATCATTGATAGCTCACCGTCCCCAAAAAGGCGCATTCTTGCAAACCGTTATCCAAAACTAAGACCAGGTCTTTTTCAGCGCCATTTAATTTTACATTGCTGACATTGGCCACGCCTGTAATTTTTAAGAGTGTTGCCATCAGCTGCGACCGATAGATAGTTTGCTGGTACTTGTAAAGCTCATCATGATTGCCCCATGTTTTCCGAATGGTTAAAAAGTGTTCTTTTAGCGCGGCATCAATACTGTTTTTTATTGAGTCCAACGTAACGCCAACTTCTGTGTCAATGTGAAGCGCGACATTGATAGTTTTGACAGCTGGCGCTGCGATAGTTACCTCGTGTCCGATTGGCGCAATGCCGTATCCTTTTTGATCGCCAGTTGGGTCAATTACTGTTTGTACATTGGTCAGTAACGCATTGGTTGGCAAATCTAAAGAATTACTCAAAATGACAATGCGAACCGTCCCACCCCCTTTCCAGATAGGGTAAACCTGGACTGCACCAACGCCATCAATTTTCGAGGTAAATTGAATATAATCTTCGATATTTCCACCATACTGATTGACCTCATAGGTTTTCAAAATGCGAGCACGCAGATCATCATCTGTTTCAACATCTCTGGCCGGAATAGTGACCTCAGTTAAGTTGCCTTCACCCAGTCCATTGAAATGGTCGATGGGAAGTAATTGCCCAATATACTGATTTCCAACCGTTCCAAACGATTCACTCATGAGCGTGTAATTTCCATCAGTAACTTGCTGAATCACAGAATAATAAGCAGGGTTTTCACCAATACTGGAAAACCGATTACCCTCAACCAGTTGCTTATAGGGCTTGCCATCGGGATCTGTAAAAACGCCGGTGACAATAGATTTAGTTGCAACTATTCTTTTTAGTCCATGTTCTTCAGCTCTTAAGTCCAGATAACCTTCAGTGGCTGTTTGCACGAAAGAATCGAGCATGATATTTTTTAGATCCATGCTGAATAGTGCAAGTTGATAACATGCGGGCGCAAGGGCATCATAAATAATTGATCCCTCACGTTTATCAATCGTATCAGGGACTTGCGAAAGAGCTTCTTCAATGTAGTAGTCATAGGTATATTTTTCTAGAAATTTACCAATGTCTTCTGGATTCATAATGTCACCTCCTGCTCTACTTTAAAAGCGCCAAAAACACTAACCACTTGAAAGGCGATCAAGGCGGAAGATTTCGATTGCTGAACAATTTCAAAATCATCAATACTAACAATTCGCTCATCAGACAACAGCGATTCTTTCACAACTCGTTCACATTCGGCAGCAACTAAATCAAAAGATTGGCCAAACAAATTTTCCAATTCAATTCCATATTCATCTGAATAGATTTCAAACCGAAACCGTTCCGTCTGTAAAATCTTTTCGACACTTTGCCGAATTGCATCCATTTCATCAATCCATCCACTCACGCGACCATTTAAAATCCGGTAAGTTCGAGAGGGTTCAATTGAAATAATTTCATCCATCTTCTCATCCCCTTTCTAATACATAATATTTTTGGCCCTTAGAAAACCGAAGCATCACAACTCTATCGCCAGATTTCAGCGCTTCAAATACTGTTGCACTACCTGATTTTCCATCAATCGTAATAGTAATAATTTTTTCTTTTACAAGCTCCGACAAAATAATATTGTCAGCTCCAATTTCAAGCTGTGGATTCACTCTAATTTTGAGAGGTGAGGTACTAGTAACTGCACCAAATAAAACATCTGCTAAATCACTATGCGGAATTCTTTGGTCTTTGATAAGCCTTGCAAGTTTTTCCCCGGCCATTATCCAATCACCTCAACTTCCATTGACTGCGTATGAACAGGGCTAAAAGTGTGGGTACACGATCTAACTAAAACCTTCCGAGTATCTTTGCCCCATTCCCGCTTCAGGTCAGAGAGAAGCAATGTAAAGCTGTTACCAGCTCTAATCGCCATATTGCCAATTGATTCAAGTGATAAGGATGTTGCTTCAGCATTATTTTGCTTAAGCGCATCATTCGCCTGTTTTTGTAATTGGTTGGCATTCATATCTGCATCAGTCGCCTTTTCAACTTTCTGGAGCTTTCCCCACACGGCAATTGTTTTATCGCTGGTTGCAGTAAAGACTTGCCTTGACTTAGTTTTTTCATCCTCGCGAATTACTTTAATAGAGTTGTACGCTTCATCAATACTGCTTTCGTAACTGTAATCGGTTATCAACGACTCATCGCCCAAAAGCAAATTTGTCATTAAATAATCAACATCAGCAAATTTCAATGTACCCGAATCATCATAGACAAAATAACGATAAGTTGTAGCCGTTCTTGTTTCATCAAGCGCATCCGATAACATGGAAAAATAAGTTTTAGCATCTTCAATAACCCCGGCACATTTATATGATGAGGCCTGACTAATTTTGTAGCTCAGGCCTTGTATCTCACATATTTTTTTGAACCTTTCTGAAGCAGTTGATGCACCAAAAACGATTGTATCTTCATTTTGTAAATACCGAAGATTGTCGTACGCAACTATTTTCCACAAGCCATCTTTTTGTTTTCGCCGGATAAAAATTTTCCCTTTAAAAAATTGTTTGTCATCAGCGAAAGCCTCAATGATATCACCTGAACGATAAAACACTGCCTTATCTTCAGTAATCGAAAAACTAAATTTCCCCGGTTGTGAGTCCATCGACGTGTACCAGACAGGGCTTGAAACAATTTCCGATAAATCGTATTGAGTGTAATACGTAACGCTGGTACCCAAGATTTTCAAATTCATATGCGCGTCACCGAACCCTTTGTAACCCAACCGCGCCATCCACCGTTAAGAGTAGTGACGTGGTACGGATAATTCTGGCCACCTTTAGGATTTGAAACGATGATTGAAACTAATCGCTCCGCATTAACCTCGGTTTGACCAGGCGCAGAACCATATGAATCACGATGTAATCTGCCATTTACGCGAACCTTACAGCCAACCGTAATGGCTTGAGTTGTGGCAGGGCGCGGTGCGGGCTTCGGTTTAGGCTTTGGCTTATCAACATTTTTAACAAACTTCGCGCCATATTCTTTGTACTCTTTAAGAGTGATCGAGTAGTCATAATCATTTGTTGCATCATTTATTGACCAATCAAACGAATCAATGGAAACTAACATATTGATGTTTGTATCCGTGACAATGAAACGGATTGGCTTTAAATTATTCATTGCTGACTCAATCAACTCAACATATTTCTTAGGCTCAAGAAATGTGGCGTCTTGATTCACATAACCAAACTTTTTATCAACAGCAAAAAACGAGCTGAAGCTTAATGACTTCAACCCATTTTTTGCTAATTGTGTGATTTCGCCTAATTTAACGACTTCGGCCGATTGGTTATTTGAAGGAATAGCCATTTTAACCGAGCCTGGATTGACCGGCAAAATATAACGTTTCCCTCCAATTTCTAAATAAAAACGTATTGCCAAAGTTTATCCCTCCTTTTAACTCAAATCAGCTTCGGCCATCTCTAAAACTTTATCTTCTAACTCTTTTAGTAAAGCTTCATGGTCAATTGGCTGTCCATCTTTGTTCTCAATATTGATTGTAACTTGTGGCGTCACTTGTTTTTGATTCACAACAATTTGTTGACTTGCTGAAGCTTTCAACCTTGAAATTTCGCTGTCATCAAGTTGCACGCTATTAGTGATTGTGCCGTTCGCACTGAGGTCTCCTAATGGTTCTGGGACCGATGCAAAAGCCAATGCATTACTTGCACTTGCGACAAGGTCTTTAGTAGCCGAGATTCCATTTGCTAAACCCGCACCAACAAATCCGCCAATCTCCATCATAACGCGCGAAGGAGAATGAATTTTCAATGCTGATCTAATCGTTGCCGAAACTTGATTAGCCACGGATTGGGCCGCCGTAATTGCAGACCCAGCGCCGGATTGAATACCGGCCGATAAACCAGACATTGCATAAGCACCGGCAGATTGCAATTGTCCACGCAATCCAGAAAAAGCAGAAACAATTGATGCATTACCAGCTTTTACCGTAGCTATTGCTTTGTTCATTCCGCTAGAAACTGTCACATTAAATGCAGCCATACCTGCAGTTGTCGCACTATTCATGGTTTGAAAAGCTGTAGCAACTGAATTCAATCCCGCAGCAGCCACCGCAGAAGTAGTTGCAACGCTGCTAAACGCAGAACTCAACATCAAGAAACCAGTAGCAACTGATCCGACATCGCCAGTTTCACTACCGATACCATTCAATGCTGATAAAACAGTTTTAATCTCATTAATCTTCGCGATTGCGGCCGCAGACTGAATTTCTGCCGTTGCAATCTGATTGACAGATGAAACTAAGTCAAATAGCATAGCCAAAGAATTTTTAGCTTCTTCGAGTTGTCCATTTTTGACCATTCCGCCAATTAAAGTACCTATATTTCCTGTTCCAACCGCCTGAATAATATCACTTATTTGATTGATTTTTGAAACAGCAGCGGCCGCTTGAATATCGGCATCAGCAATCTGATTAATTGGAGTGATTAAATTAAACATTGCGGTCAGAGAGCTTTTTACTTCTCCCAGTTGCGCAGCCTTAATCATTGTTCCAAAATAATCTGTTAAATTCGCGGTACCCAATGCTTCAATCATTGTTCCAATGCGTTCAATTTTTTGCGATGCAATAAGAGCTTTGACATCAGCATCCGCGATTTGATTAATTGGCGCAATCAAATTGAACATGGCATCAAGTGTGCTTATCACCTCAGTCAATTGAGCTGATTTAATCATCGTTCCAATTAATTCAATTAAGTTTGATGAGCCTAATGCTTCAACAACCGAATTAATTGCTTTTACCTTCGATTTTGCATCTTCTGCATTAACCGTAATTCCTTGCAAAGTAGAAATACTATTACCAATATCAACTAATTGATGAAAAGCATCTTTCGCAATTGCAAATTTGGCTGTATCCAGCCCTCCGCCAAAAATTGAAGAAATTTTTGATAAAATTCCTCCGCTGCTTAACGAATCAATAACTGATTGAATGCTATCGATTTTGCTAGTGACTGTTCCAGCATTAAACTCTAGTGACTCAAATTGGGTTAGAATCGTTCCAATTTCAACTAATTTTTGCAGTGTAGTATTTACGATTGCAGTATCAATTGCTGTAAACCCGCTTGAAATCAAATCACCTAAATCAGATTTAGCAATTGATTCGATGACAGCTTGAATTTGCTCAATCTTTGTACCTGCTGTATTAGAAACCACAATATTATCAAACTGTTGCAATGATTCTGCCAGGTCGATAAACTTATTGATTCCAGTAGTAACCACACTAACATTTAAAACACCAACAGCATTTGAAAATAGATCTAAAACCCCACCTAAATTAGCCGCAGTAAAGTAACCAATTGTTTCAGCAATATTGTCGATTTTTGTCTTAACCGAAGAAAGGTCATCCGGCACCTTGGCATCCATCTGAGCGATAGCCTCGGCCACTAGCATGATCTCGCCAGCTAAGGCGGCCACAGCCAAAAGGCCAGCTCCGCCGATGAGAGCGCCAATTCCTGTTGCCATCAATGCTCCAACAACTCCGACTAGGATTCCCATGCCACCAATAGCAATCGCTATATTCGCGATTTTAGAAGCAAAGCTACCTATATCGTCCGGCACTTTCTCGTCAACTTGTTGCATTGCTTCTGCAGCTAACATAAGTTCCAAAGATATTCCAGCGATAACAGCTAGACCTGCGATAGCTCCTGTAGGATTCATTGACGTTAGTTTTCCAGCAGCTAAAACCAAAATACCCATACCAGCTAAAGCAATCCCCATATTTGCCATTTTACTAGCAAAATTACCGATATCATCCGGCACCTTGTCGTTGATTTCTTTCATGGCGATTGCCGCTAAAATTAGATTCCCACTGATACCAGCAACGACTGCTAGACCTCGAACAGCGCCTTTTGTATCTTTAGAGAAGCGTTCTGCAATCTTAACAAATGCCCCCATACCTACCAGCGCAATTCCCATATTCAAGAACTTAGGCGCGAGTTTCGAAAGGTCACTTGGCACTTTGTCATTAATATCTTTCAGTGCTTGAGCTAATTCCTCAATCAACTTAATCACACCAAAAATTAGTACAAGAGTAGTTGCACCTTTGGCAAATCCGTTCATGGTTCCGAGGAACGTCTGCAAAGGACTAACTGCAGCAGTGGCACCTAAATCACCGCTGCCTCCCCCTGTTGCATCTTTACCCGGTAATTTCTTAAAAATACCGCCAATGGCTTTTCCTAATCCGCCGCCGAGTTTCCCAAATCCTTTTGTTAAAGTCAGGATTCCCGAACCGAAATTCAAGAATGGAGTTAAAATCCCTTTGCCTATTTTGAAAGCCAAGAATGCTCCAGCAATTTTTGGTAGCATATCAATTATTTTGGCGATTGAGTCAGCGTGCTTTTCAGCGAAGTCTGCAAGTTTTTTAATTCCTTCAGTAATTCCACTAACAAAATCTTTAAAGTTTCCGACGCTCTTTTCACTGCCAAATCCGCCATTGAGTTCATTTAAGCTATCCTTGATTGCGCCGAACGCATCAGAAACCGGACCTTTAACATCATCAAAAGCTGATTTTAAAACAGCCCCATATTTTGCAAGCTTATCGAAAAATTTTCCGATGCTATCCGCTGATAAAGTTTTTTCAATGAAGGTAGTAAACTCTTCAATGACAGGTTTAATGATTGGAAAAATCCGGTCACCAATGTTGATTAAGCCAGATTCAAACGCGCCTCCAAGTTGTTCTAACTTCGACTGGAGATTATTTTGCATAATTTCAGCCATTTCAGCAGCAGCGCCTGAACTATCCTTTAAGGAATTTGTTAATTTACCAAGAGCTTCGGGACCTTTGGCAACTAATGCCATCATCCCAGATAGTGATTCTTGGCCGTACAGAGTCACCAATGCGTTCTGTTGTTGTTCCGGTGTTAATCCTTTAAAAGCACCCTGTAACATGCCCACTTGGTCAGTAAGAGGCTTCATCTGGCCATTTGCATCATAAAAATTGAGTCCGAGTTGACCCATTGTTTCTTGCATTGCGTCGGTGGGCTTAGCTAAACGCGATAAAGCACCGCGCAACGCCGTTCCGGCTTGGGAGCCTTTGACACCAGCATCACTCATGATTCCGATAGATGCAGCGACTTCTTCAATAGATAGCCCCATCGAGCTAGCTACTGGAGCAACATATTTCATCGCCTCGCCCATATCTCCAACTTCAGCGTTTGTATCTGCAGCAGCTCTTGCGAAAACATCGGCTACGTGTCCTGCCTGGCCAGCATCAAGTCCAAATCCTCGTAATGCTGTTGCGGCATTTTCAGAAGCAAGCGCCACATCACCGCCAGATACTGCGGCCAAGTCTAAAAGTCCCGGCATAGCTGCAATAACTTCTTGTGCATTAAAACCGGCAGAAGCCAAGTTTTCCATACCCGCCGCTGATTCTGTTGCACTGAATGCAGTCTTAGCACCAAGTTCAATCGCTTGGTCACGCATTTGTTGAAATGAGTCGCCTGTTGCCCCTGAGATGGCTTGAACTCTCGACATCTGAGTATCAAACCCGCCGGCCACGTCATAGATTTTTTTGCCTAATCCGACAAGCGCAGCAGTACCCGCCACTGCACCTGCCTTAAGAAAATTACCAAGTGGCGTAAAAGCACTCTCAATTTTACTTAAGCCTGTTTTTGCATCCGCACCAAAAATTTTAAACGCATCGCCAGAATCTTTTAAAAAGTTTTTGATTTTTGCGGCGCCCGTTTTGACAACCGCAACCGCGGAATCCATTGGTCCTGAGAGCTTAGATTTCAAAGCTGATGCTGCACTTCCAACCGCGGAAACTCCCGCCGTTGTATCTGATTGTACCTTATTAAAAGCTTCGCTAAATTTATCTTTAATTCCCGATAAATTTAGCCGTGACGAAATACGATTCCCAAAACTCCCAAACAGTGTGATGATTCTTTCCGTGCCAGTCTTGACTACTTCGCCGGCTGTTGACATACCACTTTTTACATTTGACTGCAGCTTGCTAAAACTTTCAGCTGCTGCGTTAGTCATCTTTTTCAAGGCTTGTACTGGGCCAGCAACTTTCTCTTTAAAGCCAGTCATGGATTTCGTGGCTTTTTGCATGGACGAATCGACTTTTTGCAGAGTTGAGGTAAACTGATCGCGCAACTTTAGACTTGCTTCTAAAGACGTTGCCATTCACTCACCTGCTTTTTGATTTCATTTTTTTTGATGCCTTTTCTTCTGCTTCAATTTTCACATCGATAAAAGCCATAATCATTAATTGTTCCCGACGAGGTAAATCAGAAAAAACAGACGGCAACATCCCATTTGCGTGGTACGCATGATAGGCGTACACAAAATCGGCGTTACCGTCATTTATTAGTTTTTTACTTCGTCTTTAATTTCCTCTTCATCTTCATTGAATCCGTTAAATTCTAGGACTTCTTTGACTAAAGAGGCATACTCACCCGCACGTAGCATAGCTTTTAGCGTGGCAATTTCGTCGCCTGGTGTTTTAAAAAATGCTTGTAGTTCCGCATCTTTTAGATCAGGACCTACCACACATCGCGCCAACAAGGCATCGCCATATTTGTCGGTGTCTAAATCTTTTACAAGACTGCCAGATTTGCTTCGGCGCGTTGAGGTGTTTGCTTTTTTCAGCCGGTCATTTTCCGTTTCACCAAGAGATGAGATGACAAAAGGTTCCGGAAATCGTTCAATTTTCACTTCTTTTGTTTCATTTTCGTTGGTGATTAAAAAGCTTTTAATGTCAACTACTTTACTCAAATTCATTTCCCCCCATTTATCCTAAAATCGGTTCTGCAAATGTTTCTAGTGGGTCTGCATCGCTAAATGTAAAGTCGACGTCCTCATCGAGTGTTTCTGACTCTACATCCAATTTCGCAATCATGATTGAATCCAGCAGGACCTCTTTCAAAAGAACTGTTTGCCGGCCAATTTTTGAATTGGGGTCATCATTGGTTACTTTGATAGTGACTTCCGGGATAATCCCAGTCTTTAGATAATTGATCCCAATCATCATAAATTCGCTCGTCACCTTATGAATGTTCATGGAGCCAGTGCCATTTGCCCCAGTTACTTTTTGTTGATTCATTCGTTTGCCTAAAACAGGCACTTCGGTTTTTACTAACTCGATGGAGGCTTCAATATTTTTCAAGAAAAACATCGGTACATTCCGACCATCAATGGTCATGAAGGCTGTACCCTCACGACCAGAAATAACATCTCCTGCTTTTAAAAATCCCATTACTTATTCCTCCTCTTAGACGACTTGAACCGTCATATATAGTTTTTCCATTGCATCGATTGGTTGCACTGCGACCATCAAAACAACGGAATCTTTAGCCTCGCCTGACTCAACAGAAATATCATCAGCCACAAAATTAGCAATAGCTCCAGCAGCTTGTAATGAATCAAAGTAAGTAATCCGATTTGCTTTGAACAATTCGCGGCCATCTTGATCATTATTGACTTTGCCAATATAGTTATCCTCAAAAGTTTTTTTCGAGTTATTGGCAATATCATCGAGCACTCGTAAGACACGATTTTTGCTGAAGTCCTGACCCTTTTCACTCGTAAATGTTGATAGGCTATTGATGTCTTGCTCAATCACTGCTTCGCCACGTTTTTCAGTAAATAAAAATTCTCCTTTTTGCAAAGCAGAAATGATTTCCGAATTCACGAAACGTTGCGTGACATCAATGGCGCCATCATATTTCTTATAAGTCAGAGACGTGGCGACACCAGCTGCAGCAGAAACAGCAGCAACCCAAGCTGTCGCTTGTTCAGCTGAAATCGTTGTGCCGTCAGATAAAATGACGCCATTTTTAACACTGATAATTGCTTCACTGTCAGCTGAATATCCCGCAACGACTAACTGGCATTTCTTGCCTTCTTCATCGCGCATCCGTTTAATAAACGATGCACCAGCAGCTTTAATTGCTTCATCAGAAATCGGTAAAGCCATAGTGTTGAAATCAAAGACCTGGATCTTACTAAAATATGTCATATAGTCGTCGACTGTTGCAGCCGTATTCGTGCCACCTTCCAAAGATACGGAAAAAGCAGTCATTTCACCAGTACCAGAAAACTCTACAACGCGATTGGCTTTTAGCTCTTCCGCTGTCTTTACCGTTTGCGCATCAACTAGCCGTCCTGCGACATAAGTTTCTACGTCAAATGACCCCGGCGCATTTACATTAGCTTTTGATGCCACATTGATATCATTGCCTCGTACACCGCCAAAAAGAGCAGTAACAGAAACTGTTCCTTCCGTCACAGTCGCTTTCACACCAGTACCGATACGATATAACAAAACTGTCGCAGCTTGTTTCAAAGCTTCACGTAAAAGCAACATTTTTTCATTTCCTAAATCGTAACCAAATGCGGTTAAATCAGACGTGCCACTGACCTCCACAATCGTTCCCTCTGGACCAAAGTCCAAAACTAAAGGTAATGTCATAATCCCGTTTGTAGTTCCCGAAGTCCCGACATTGCCATTCGATTTAACATTTACATATGCGCCCGGGCGCACTTTATTTTGTGCTGTCCATGTTCCACCTGCCATTATTTAACAGCTCCTTTTCTAATTTTTTCGAGAGTTTGCTTAGCTTCTTCAATAGTATTTTCGCCATCAGGAAGAAATGCTGAAAGAAAATCTCGTTCGATTTTTGTAAATTGTTCCGATGCCAAAATATCTTTTTTTGGATATTTCGGATCAGATGGTTCGATTATTTTTAGTTCTTTTTTCGTAGTTTTAGCCACGTTTCAAACCTCCTTGTTGTTCTAAGCTTTCAATTTTGGTTGCCTTGTTTTCTAGACCAACCCGGTACCGCAACTTAAATATAAACTGCAATGCGCCATCAACGATTTTAGCTTCTTTTTCAAACGGTGTGAGCGATACTTCATCTAATCGTTGAAACTCGTCTAAGAGCTTACTACGCATGTTTTCACACTGTTCTTTTATTCCAGGGTCATCTTGCTTACTGTCTGGAAACCACATCACACAATAAAGATGCTTTCTTGCCTCATAAGACATCAATTCGCCTTTTGAGCTTGCTGAGATCTCATAAATGTAAAAGGACGGTTCGTCAAAACTTTGTTCCTGTTGCTCCCGATAAATCGTTGCATCCGGCATAATCACGGCCAACTGATTTGCAATTGCTAAAGTAATATCCATGCCATCACTCCTTAAATCCAAATGCCCCAAGATAAGATTTGTAAGCTGGCCCGACGATTGACGGCAACTTTTCTTGGATTTCATCCATTGTAATTTTCAAGAAAAATTGGCCTTCCACCCACCCACTATGATCAGCGGTGCGGTGACCGTTTTCCACATATGATGCATACTCGGTGTTATTGCTGATGGTTACCACAAATTCATCGCCAACTTTTTGCACACCATTTAAAATCCAATTACGCCGCAATTCGCCACCAGCTCGGCCTGAGCCTTTATCCGCCTCAAATACCAACAATTTACCACCTTTTACAAAAAAGACTTTGTTGCTGTACTGGCCAACAGGTGTACGCATTTTAACATCGCGAATCATCACATTACCCAGATAATTCATGACATCCATAATAAAATTTTCTTCTTGCAAAGTCTTATTAAAGTCATTGGCAAATTTTAAAAACTCGTCAAAATTAAAGCCGTCATCGCTCAAGCCGTAACCTCCCGCATCATCACAATTTCTTGGTGGGTGAGATAGCTACTAAAGCCCTCCGATGACCTTTTATAATCGCGGGCAACGCCATGGGGATCTGTTACTGTCACGCGGCTACCTGGCAAAATCTTAATCCCTGGGTCGCAGTAAAGCGTAGTAACATAAGCGATTTGCGGTGCTGTTTCACCAGCAGCTGGATTAGTTACCCGCTTCTGTGCAATGCGACAAGGCCGATCAGTAATTTTTGCAACCCACTGATTTTTAGTTATCGCCCCGACTTTTACCGGCTCATTAATTAAAATGGTCATTTTTGAGTCGTACTGCTTTTCAAATTCTTTTTTGGCAAATGTGTAGATATCCATCACAGCGCCAACTTTCTAAACGCGTTTAAATTGCGGGTGTACTTGCGGGCAAAAGATGGTGCACTTAAAAGCTTTTGCATCACCTCCGCTTTAGTTTCTGTTGTGATGGAAAAATCGCCCTCAGTCAATGACTTAACGCCGGCAACATCATCTGGATTTAAAGTCATGGCCGTCTCATTGATAAGATCAATACTCATCAAAATTGCCGTATTATCTAAAGTATCCGGCCACTCATCAACTCCGAGATGGCAGTAATTTAAGATGTCTAAAATCGCTGTTTCCACTGCAAAAATAAAGACCTCGTCTGATGATGTTGACTCAGCGATGCCTTTTAGCTTTTTAAGTTTTTCAAGCAAACGATCAGCCAATTCTTTCATCAGTCATCACCACCTTAAACCTCGGGAGTAGCTTGTACCGGAATATCGGCACTAATTTTATGACGCAGGCAAATCAAACCGATTTTTTTATCATCGCGAACTTTAGACCAGTTCGCTGGTAAAGCTAAATCAGCATTTGTTGGTGTTAAGCCAGATACAGTTTTGTTTACAAACGACAAACCAAAAGGATGAATGACGCGTGCCCGACGTACATAAAGCATATTATTGCCTTTTGCTTTGTCACGGTCTGGTTCATATGTCACCATATCCGCAGGTGTCGCGGTGTTACGTCCAAAAGCACCATTGGCATATAAATACGTGTCATAAACATTGTTCACATCTGGCAACAAAGCATCATCTTCAACAACTCGCATCCCTAAATACGTATCAAAGCCGGCTTTAGATTCGCTGGCAGGAATATAGTGTCTCGTTTGTGTATTTTGTTTTTCCAGTTCAGCTTTCACTTTCGAATGCATCGCGATTGCGACTAATTTGTTTCGAGAAGTACCTAAAATCGAACGTGCATCAATTACCATTTCTGGGCTGATGACTGGATTAGCATTACCAGATTGATCAGAAACATGAGAATCGGCCAAAGCGCCTTTGCTGGCTCCTGTACCTTTTGCAAACAAAGCTTTGATAATAGATTGTAAAATCTCTTGATCGGATTCAATTGTGTAAACACCAAAGTCATTTAAGATTTGTGTAGCTGGATTAGAACCCGCTACGATTGCGGACAAGTCCGTATAAGCTGCGCCAGTCCCCCGATAAAGCACTGGAGCTACTTGTTTTTTAGCAGCAACTTTACCAGTTTCAAGGGAAGTATCTTCTGCCAACACTTGATCAGTTAAAACAGTTTTTCCCCATTCCGGCATGGTGACTAATAAGCCCCCAGCTGTAATCATTTGGTCTAAAGTTGGTGTTTGTACTAAGATGCCGCTTTGGATAAAAGCCGAATTTTGCTCAGCGTACCAGTTTGTATATTTGGTAAATTGTTCTGGCGTAATCGTGTCCAGAATCTTTGTCATTTCATTTGCCATTATTCATTTTCCTCGCTTTCGATTTGTTGTTTTAGGAAACTATCAACGTCTCCTTTTTCCATTGCCTCTTCAAAAGAAGCATAATTTGTAACTTCTTTGCCACCAGTTGGGTCATATCCGCCTTGCTTCCTACCCATATCAAATAAATAGGCATCTGATTTTTGTAAGGCTTCAATTTGTTCTTTGACACCGGATAGTTCGCCATCTTTAAAGACGATTTTTTCTTGGTCCAACAGGGCAGTGACAGCTTTCGGATTTTTAGCTTTGGAACCAGAAAGTACTTGGTCAAGTGCAGCGTTGCGTTGAATAGACGTTAACTTCTCTGCACTAGATTTTTCCAAGTCTTTGTATTGTTGCTGCAAATCGGTGATTTGAGTTTTGAATGCCTCGTTATCACCATTATCTTTTTGTAGCTTTTTCAAATCTTTGTCACGATCTGATAACTGGCTTTTTATTTCTGTTTCTGACTGTTGCAACGTAGCAATTTGACTATTAAGCGACTGCACTGTTTGACCATGCGAGGTGATAACTGCCTCAATCTGTTCATCGGTCAATCCTAACTTCTTCAAATCTTCTCTTTTCATTCCATTCATCCTTTCGAGTTTTGACGGTGCAACGACACCGACGGACTTGGTAGTTTAACGACGTTCCGGTCGAATTAATTCAAAATAAAAAAGCCTAACAATTGCTAGACTTCCATTTCTGAAATAAGTTGTGATTTAGCCACTTCCATCATGCCGATAGCAGTCAGTGAAGTAGCTTGCGTGTAAAATGTGCTAATGATTCCATCTGGATTGATACCAACTATGATAATCGTATCAGCGTCAACAAAAAATTCTTTTGACTGGTCCATAAATTCTTCGTTGGAAACCCCACGCTCTTTTTTACGCTTTAATTCTTTGAAATCCATTCTGTTCCCCCTTACTTTTGTGTGCAAAAATAGCACTCAGCCTTTTATTGACTAAGTGCTAAAATATCAATTTTTTCCACTTATCTGCAGGTATCTCTCCGATTGGTGTATTTGACTTAATGGCATTTAAAATATCTTTTTCCATCTGATCGACTCCGTTTGACAGCTCATCGGGATAGTTAGAAATATTTGTCGGGTCCCACCATCCAATTATTTTATCGGGTAATGTTTGACCAAAATGGTTCGTGTACATTGCTTTCAAAGCATCGACTTTGTCAAATAACTTTTGTATTTTTTTGTCCATCATCATCACCCCTTCAAAATTAATCCGATAATTAAATGCAGGTATTCCATGTCGTCAGTAATTTTTGCGTAAATTGCTTCCCCATTTTCGATGCCTTTAACAAAACCGTCCTCTGGCTCAAAGATACTTTCCAATCCCATGCTAAAAACTTCAGTGGCACGGTTGCCATAGTCCTTGCCAATATAAGGGCTTATAAAATTATCTTTTTTTGTGACTTCGTTATTCCCATACCCATTATATGGGAATATTACATTTAGCCGCGTGAAATTTTCGGCAGCAGTTCTTTTAGCAATAAAATCTTTTTCAATTCGTATCAAATTAGAATTAAAATGGTCTACCATATGGCCAATCTCGTGGTAAGCTGTTGTTTTTCGTGTTCCCGACGAATAAATGCTTATACCGTCGCCGCGCTTAGTGCCAGAGAGAAAATTGGCCTTAGCAGTTACCATTTCGTGTGAAAAGAAACCACGAGTGCTTTTACCTGCGAAAATTTTCTTGTCATTATCAGCAATATAATTTGCCCATTGCTTTGGATAAAAGCTAAATGCCTCTTGCAGCTGACTTTTTGTCTTACTATTTGACTTGCTAAACCACGCTGCGCCGGGGACTTTACCGCCCATTTCACGGTAGTTACTAAAAATGTTTTTCAGCTTAGCTTTGTTCCCAATGGCCTCGGAAACTTTATATTTCTCTTCGAACATTTTGCCTAGCTTAATTATATCACTGCTATTAGCCGTTTCCAAATTAATACCATCCGCCACATTTTGAAGTGATGCCGGAGTATTTTGTGACTCTTTCCACTCGTCAAAAGTTTGATTTTTACTGACATCACCTTTTCCCGTTTCTGGGTCTCTTTGCCAGCGAGATGCTGATTTCCACCCGGCTAGCGCAGGAACGCGCGTACAGCGGCAATTTGGATGGTCCGGGCATTCTGGCGCAGTCTCATCGCCTAAATCGAATTCTTGACCATCTAATCCTGCGCAGCGTTCACATGTGTGGCTTTCCAGTGTCGCCAACCATTCCCATTTTTCGACGCCAGTTTCTTCCATGGCTTTCTCGTTGGCCACCTCCGCTAGATGCGCCGATTCTGTTTGGACTAAAGTCACCATTCTTGTTTTTAGCGTTTTATCAACGCCTTCCATCATAGCCTCTACTGTACGATTTACGCCCCAGCCCTGCGTGATGGCCAAGGTCATGGTTTTTTGTAATTTGTCCGGTAACCTGTCTAAATGGTTGCCCCAAACGCGCTGGGAAAAGTTGCCTCCTTTCCATGGCTTCATGATGGCGATTTTTAAAGCACGATTCGAGTAGTGGCCAAAATTGATTGCAAAAGCACCGCGATCAGTAAATTCGTAAATGTAGCGCATGTATGAGTCGTCCAACATCTCACTTAAATATTTTTCGAGATTAGCATTTTGCTTTTTTCCCTCTTCCGCCAACTCGAAATAAAGCTGACTTTGCAGCTGCTCTAATCGTGTAATACGTGATTTAAAATATTCCCGATTTAGCTCTTGATCGTAGCCGCCGTCAATTGCCTTCTCACGAAATTCATCCAGTCTCATAGACCAGCTTTGCCGTTCTTTTTTTGAAAGCTGCTGGCGGACTTCTGCCGCTGAAATTTGGTCATTATCGGCATATCTTTCCACCCATGTTTTAATCTCGCTGCTGATGCTCTTAGACAATCGTTCGTAATCTTTGGTCATTTGTGCGATATAAGTTTGGGTCTTTTCATCTTGCAGCTGAGAGACTTGCAGCATGCGCCGTTTCCAATACGGTAGCTTACTCATCAGCCTCATCCCCGTTTAAGTTAAGCTTTTCATCCGTTCTGTAATCGTCCTGAGCCCTAAAATCTTGAGCCTTTTCTTTTTCCAGATTGGCGATTTCGGTTTCCCAGTCCTCCACCAATGGATTAGATTTGGCAATATTTTCTTGGGAAGTATTTGGGGCAAGCTTAGCGACAATGTCCGCAAGCTCCAAATCATTATTAATCGCTGATCGGGTCCACGTCTGTTTTACAGTCACATCTGCATCGTGATTTTCGTACTTAAGGATAAAGCGGATAAGCTCCGCAAAACCCGCGCGAAATTCGGTTTCCAACATCGAGGCTTTTAATTCCAACAATGAATACATATATTTCAATGCAGCACCAGAATTATTTTGGCCAATATTTTTTTGAGGATCCACACCTTGACCGTGAGTAAAAATGGCTTCTCGTGTAATTTCCAAAATTTTGGCTCGTGCCTCAATAGGAATGTCGATAGCTAAAGTATTTACGCCACTTTTTGCATCGCCATCATCATCAACTTTTACCATTTTGTACTTTTTGAGATCTGATAAAAAAGTCTCTTTATCCTGACCACCATAATTCGTGAGTACAAAAATGATTTCTTGCACATCATCTAAATCATTAACAAAACCGGAATAGACTTTGTCATAAACATCAATCAGCTTTTTATATCTTGTCAGGTCCCGCATTTCTGACGGATTGTTGCGGAATGGAATAAATGGCACTTTTCCCCAATCGTGTTTAAAAGCATTTGAGGCGCCGACAATTTCGCCGGTGGACAAATCGATTTCTGAGAACATTTGATGTTCTTTGATCTCGTCAAAAATAGCAGCTTTTTTTTTGCTGTAAGTTTGGCATTCCCTCTCATTCCAAATCTCGTAAACCTGCAAGGTATCACCAGCCTCGTCATACTCCTCGTAAACCCGCATGACACCAATGAGCTCTTTATCCAAGCGCTTTGAGTAAATGGGGATAATCTGCTTACTGTCGACAATCGCATACTTAAAAAATCGGGTCTTTTCGTCAATCCAAACATGTAACCATGCAACGCCAGCATTGCCAGCTTTTACGCATAAATCTTTGGCGATGTTGGCATAGCGATCCCCCAAAAGTTTAACAATTTCATCGTTCATTTTTTCGTCGTCAACATCAAAAAGTGGCGGCACCGTCATGGTATACGCAGCCTTTTGGTCCAGCAACAGTTGATGCCAGGGATGGCTAATTCGATTGTCTGCATTGCGCATCGGATTCGCCGGATCCTGCTGCTTCTCAAGCTTTTCTGCTAAGGGGTTACGTTGTCGCAAAATATCATTCCTGTTTTCGTAGTAAAGCTCTGATTTTCGCGTTCTTCCAACGTCTGATGATCGTTGACGCATAATCTTACGAATGAGCTTTTTTACTGTTTCTATTTCCATACAGATACACCTGCCTTTCTTTGTTTCATATCGTCCGCAAAAGCATATCGCGTTGCATCGATTGTGTGATTATCTTTATCTTCCAGCCGCGCTTTAGGATTACCATCACGATCCACCTCATAATCAATATTTTCAAATTCCCGGGCGATGTTTGGCGTTCGATTGGGGTCAATACAAATAAAGTCTAGGTCATCTAACCAGCGCTCGCCATACTCGACGGAATCGGGACCTTTTTTAACACCCTTTATTTTTGTGATGCCATGTTGCACTTTTAATTCGTCAATTGATTTTGGCTCAGCGGAATCGCCCTTAATTTCGTCGTTTTGATAGCCTTTTTTGTCTAACTTTTTGGCCAGTTCACGGTTACTGACTTTTACGCCGTAAATTTCATCGACGGCGTAGATGCCATTTCGCTTTTTATCATAATGCCAACGAACGAAAGCGACGGGATCAGTAGCATAACCAAAATCTAGACCATTTCTGATGTTGTCAAAATTAGCCACCATTTTATCGGTGATGCTGTCAGCTTTGACTCGTAAATTATCAAAAGGCACAACGCCTGAGCCAATGGCCTTGCCCATATATTCCCATTCATATCGCCGTTCGTTGCGCTCTTTGGTGGTTTCAGCTTCCTCGGTAAAGGCTTTTGAAATATAAGGATTATCCAAATAGGTCGAGTGGTGTACAAAAGTATTTGCTGGCTGAAAACTAGTCCCGTATTTTTTATTGACCCATGACTGCTTTCGCTTTGGCGGGTTGTAGCTATAAAAAAATTTATAAAAAAGACCATCTGGCAACTCTCCTCGTAACAAAGAGTTTGTGATGGTCGTGACATCTTCCTCTAGCTTAAATTCGGCTAATTCTTCAACCCACGCTATTGCAAAGGGGAATTTGCTGTCTTTTAGGGATTTTATCCGCTCGGGGTTTTGGCCCCCACGAAAAGCAATGTAATTGCCGCGCGGCTTATACAAAATCCGCATTGGACTTTTACTAATTTTAAAATAGCCATCGAGATCCTGCTCGGATATAGCCCATTTAATTTGCTCATAAACCGATAATTCGATGTTATCAAAGATATATCGAACAACAACCGCATTAACCGGGTATCGCATGATTAGCTGCACAATCGTGTGGGCCAGGTCTGATGACTTGCCAGAACCCCGACCCCCCTCGCAAACTACATGAAGTTTTTTGGGGTCGTTTGCTGCTCGCCACATCGGTGAAAAAGCTGGTGGAATAAAATCGGAGATTTTTTTAATTGCCATCCGCATCACCTGCAGCAGCATAATCGTCAACAAAAGTTGGCGGGTCAACAATGGATAATTCTGTTTTGTCGGTAAATAAGGCATGGCGCTTACCTAAAAGCTCAGCAGCTTTTAAGCGGTCTTTAGCGCTAACTTCTAAATCAGTGACACCCTGGACACCTTCGCCACGATTAATCAAGGTTTCTTCTGTCTCTTTTCCGCGCATCACTGACGTCAAATACTCTAAAACTTCTTGCGCATCTGCGGTGCGTTCGTTATGCATTTTTTCAAGTTGCTCGTCTATATATGCTTTAACCTCAACATTTCTCAACAATCTTCCTGCAGCAGTCGCTGCTACTTGATCCTTTTTCACGTTCGGATAAGCAACTTTATAAGCTCTCGTGCCATTTAAATCTTTTAGGTATTCATCCGCAAAAATTTGCTGTTTGGCGGTAATCGCCATGTCTATTCATCTCCTTTTTTTACACGATAAAAGGCATCAAGCCTTGTTAGCCTGATGCCTTTTTGAAATACTACTTTTATTTCACGCTATCATCTTAACATTTAAAATCGGCGCTTTCAATACCATGCTTTGGACATTTACTTAATACATCATTTGTTCGAGGTCGGTCAGACTGTCAATGCCAAAAAGAAAGATGGAAAGCTCTTGTGTAGCCTTGTTTTCATCGCGTCTAACCGTCCTTTCGTCAAGTCCTAAACTTTCGGCCAGAGCCACTTTTTTGGTTGTTTCTGGCAAAATATAAAGCTTTTCCAGGACTTGACAACGCCGCAAATTGGCATCACCTTTTGACGCGCAATATGCTTTATAAGATCCCCATGTTGCATCAAAATAATCAAGCATGCGCTTTGTTTTCGCTTTGTATTTCATCAAGGCTTTTAGGCTTAATTCTTGTGGATCAAAAATGACCTCTTCATAGTCGTCCATTGTTTCAATAATTTCTTCGCAATGCTTTTTTAACCAAGTATAATTTTTTAGCAAAAGTTTTGTATTTCGTAGCCGCCAGTCTTTTTTAATTTCGACTTGTTTTCCAAAATTTTTTTCGTGTTCCTTCAAAACTGCCCCAGCGATAATCTCAAGCTGATGTTTCGTCAATCCACTACTTGTCATCAAAATTTCCTCCATATTCTTTGATTCGTGCTTTGACGGCCTGCATCAAAGCCTCTTGTCCCAATTCTTTATTTTGCAAAGCTTTCATAACGTCCTCATCGATGGTTCCTTTTGCAACGAGATGGTGGACGATGACAGGCTCTTTCTGTCCTTGCCTGTCGAGTCTGGCGTTGGCTTGTTGGTAAAACTCCAAAGACCATGTTAGTCCAAACCAGACAATGATATGCCCACCTGCTTGAAGATTTAGTCCATGACCGGCAGATTGTGGATGGGCTAAAAGGATTGGAATCTTTCCCTCATTCCACTTTTGAATATCGCCGGTGGAGACGTCCAAAAGCCGTGCCTGTTTGAATTTGTTTTGGATTCGTGACAAGTCATGCTTATATTGATAAAAGACCAGTACGGGCTGACCCTGTGCCTCCTCGATGATTTGTTGTAAAGCATCTAGCTTTTTCTCGTGGATAATTTGCGGCTCTCTGTTTTCATCATAGATGCAGCCATTGGCTAGTTGCAACAATTTATTCGAAAGGGTTGCTGCATTTAAAGCAACCACATCAGAATCGGGCAATTCTAACACATAATCCCGTTCAAGCTCTTTGTATTTTTTCCAGTCAGTTGCTGAAAGTTCTACGTTCACGATGTTATTGGTTCTTGGCGGCAACTGCAGGTAATCTTTTGCTTTCATGCTGACGCAAATATCGCCAATTTTCTCATGAATTGCTTTTTCTGCTCCTGGGACCAGTTCCCAACTGTAAACGATATGCCCGTTTTTTTGACCCGGGGTGAAATACTTGCTGCGGTATTCCGTGATCGTTTTTCCTAAACGCTCCCCCTGGTCAAGCAAATAGATTTGTGGCCACAAGTCTAAAAGGCTGTTCGGTGCTGGGGTACCCGTCAACCCAATGACACGTTCCATAAAAGGTCGGACCTTTCGCAAAGCCTTGAAACGTTTAGCGCTTGGATCCTTAAAACTGGAAAGCTCGTCAATGATGACAGTTTTAAAAGGCCAATCCCGTTTAAAGTGTTCTACCAACCACACAACATTTTCCCGATTGATTAAATAAACATCCGCTTTTTTCTGTAAGGCCTCTAGTCGTTTTTTTTGTGGTCCGAGGATTTTAGAAAATGTTAGGTGGTTCAATTGGTCCCACTTCTCGATTTCATCTGTCCAGGTCTTCTCTGCCACAGATAAAGGGGCAATAACTAAAACATTCTGAATCACTTCAAATGTATTTAACAACTCATCGATTGCGGTTAAACTTGCCAAGGTTTTGCCCAGTTAAAGTCCCATATCTAAGAGTAGGGCGCAGTAGGGGTGGTCTAAAATCCAACCTTTTGAATACTCTTGATATGGGTGTAATTTTACTTTCATTTTGATCCCTCCCTTTTATTCGCAGTGATGCTCCCAAAACATGTGGTCTGCCTGGCTGGGAAAAACCATCAAGTTTTCTGGATTATTGTTTCTCCGATTATGGTCAATGTGATGAACCACCTCTCCTGCTCTAAGGGGCCTACCAATCATTTCTTCAGCTACGACCCGATGTTCATGCCTGCCATAGTATTTGGTATAGCTTTCGCCTGCACCTTTGCCTAACCGTTCATTTCTTATTTTTGTTCTCTCCTCAAATGTCAGACCGCCGGGTTTATTCACTCTTTGAGTTGTTCTATTTCGAATACTCATAGCTTTCAGTCGACAATCTTTGCTGCAATAAGTATTTTTGCCTCGGGGCTTTCCGGGATAACCCTCAAAAGTCGCTCCGCATAAATCACAAATTCTATTCCTATCGTATTTTCTAGGCATGTTCAAAACACCCAATCATTTCTAAATTTTGTACCAAAGCGGAAACTTCGGTTCTTGAATGGCACACGAAAACAGCTTGTTTTAAATCTCGTAAATCCTTGATGACTTTGTCTTGAATTTTGCGGGTTTTACCATCAGCTTTTTTCAATTCTACAAAAATCGTATCACCGTTTGGCAAGCAGACAATTTGATCAGGCACTCCTCGGATTGTGGAAGTCCATTTGAAACTTTGCCCGCCTCGTTTTTTGATTTCTCTTTTCAAGTAACTCTCCACGTCTTTTTCTAATTCCATTTCTGCCCTCCTGCGTATCCAATGTATCCTGCTCTCGCGCGTATAGGTGTATACCCCTGTTTCACATATATATCTATACCCCTTATATATGTGTATTACCCTTTTCTACAAATAAGAGTTATTTATGGATACAATGGATACTTTGCTATCTAATCCCTTACAGCTCTAAGTGTTTGCCCGTATCCACCCCCGTATCCATGTCAAAAATTAATGGATACACTGGATACAGGGTACGAACGTTTGTTCTGTAAGCCGTATCCATTCTGAAAAAAAGATGGATACGGCTAAAAAGCCGTCAAATCAACATTCTCGGTTTTGGGTGTATCCACACCCGTATCCATTATTCGGATCGTATAAAGGCTGTTTGTAGTCCATACCCTTTTCCAAAACGTAATCTCCCGCGACTTAAATGATACTTTTTCCACCCGCTTGAATGGTTCAAAATTTGTCTGATTTCGGCAGCTTTTGCTGGGTGAATATTTTTGGAATCTCCATTATAAAGTTCATTCCAAATCTCTAAGATACATACTTTGTCACGTCGCACCTTACCATCTTCCTGGATCTCAGTTCCCTGCCCCTGGATAAATTCACGACGTTCTTGCCTACTCAGTTCATACCAATCTTCGGTAATAGGAATATCCAAAAATTCCATAATTTCGCCTTCCATACTAGAATTTTCAGTATGAAATTCTTGTTGTTCCAATGCCATTTGTTCCTGTTCGTCCGTCAAATAAAGCTGCTCACCAGACTTCCAAATAATAACAGCTTCTGCCCAAATCTGATCTCGGGTTTCGTCAGGCATTTCCCACACCTTATTTTTTATCGGTTCGAGACCCACATCTACCGGCCAAAAACGACGGTTTCCGGTTCTGTCCCTCAAAAATTCAGTGTCATTCGTGGTTCCCCAAAAAACACATCTCCGCTTAAAATAAGATTTGTGACGACCATAGGCGACACGAAAGATGTCTTCTTGCTTGCTGATGAAATGTTTGGTCGCTTCGATGTCTGCTTTTTTCGTGGCTGACAGTTCGCCCATTTCCATAATCCAAACACCCTGTAAAGCCTCATAGGCATCTTTTCCGGTGACACCCTCCAGGCTATTGGAAAACCAATCCCCTGCAAGAACCGAGGGCAGTAGCGTCTTACCTATTCCTTGCGGCCCACTAGTCACTAACATGTAGTCAAACTTGAAACCCGGAATATAGATTCGTGCCACCGCAGCAGCTAAAAATTTTCGCATGACTACGCGATTAAATAGCAAGTCTTGCGCACCCAGATAATCCATTAAAATTGTTTCGACACGAGAGGAGCCATCCCAATTCAAGCCATCTAAATAATCTTTTACAGGATCATATGAATTTCTTTCGATTTCCTGCGCCAACATGTCGTCAATTTTTCCACGGTTCACAATGCCATAAATCTTTTCAATATAAACTCGTAACCCAGAGTCATCGCTATCTTTCCAGGTTTTATCTCGTTCAACTTTTCGCCAAGGCAGATTTGCCTTAATCTCAATCCGATTTGAAAAAGCGTTCATGTAGATTTTCTTTTTTAAATTCGGATCGTTTAGCATAATAATTTCTAAATTTTTGGCGGAGGCTGCAATTTGACCATACTCATCAACTTCAAGATTCAGATTTTCAAACCAGTTTTCCTCATCAGCATCTAGTTCTTCTAGATCACCTTCAAAGTCTTCCAGTGCCTGGCTTAATTTATCAGACTGAATCAACTTGGTAACTGCCCTATCGTCCATCGCCATTTCACGCATGGCCTTATAAGATGGGTAGCTGTCAATTCTTGTCGTAGGTTTTACATCATCGTCTAAATCCCCGAATTTATGAATCCGAACGAGGTCAAAAGCATTGACTAGTTGGTCTCCCACGGGATCAGTCCCATGATGACTAAAAGCGAATTTATCCTCGTAAATGACTAGTCCACCACTGGTGGTTCCGCCTAAGAACGTCCATCGGTCATCATGCCCCGTTTGCCCATAAATATCTGGCAAGAATGTTTCAATCGCCGACACAATGTCGTAGGTTCGACAAAACGCCCCGACAATTCCTTTTTTAGCTAATGGATCTCCTGCTTTTTTCGCTTGTGTTTCTCGGATGCTGCGACCTCGACTGCTCTCAGGCCAAAAACTTGAGTCCCGCCAATCGGCATACTCCGCTAAAACGGCATCGGGGTCTATCCAGGGTAAATCAAGAAAGCTACTAACATATTCGCCATCAATCGAATGACTGGGAAAATACATCAGCCGTTCCGCTTGGTAGGTGGTATCATCGAAATTATCCATGCCAAACATCTCAGCCAATTTTCTAGCTAATGGCTCGTATTCTTCTGCAGTGACAGACCGACTTAAGGGAATAATTAAACGGTAACGAGGACCTTTCACCAAATGACTGTGGGTCGTATAAACGGCTGCTGCATGATCAAACAGCATTTTCACATCATCCCAAAATTCTAGAGTGGTGCTATCAGCGTCAAGAGTCACAAGGCTACGCTGTTGGGCGTAACCTTTCTTTCGCTTACCTTCTTTCAGCCAACCACCCACAAAGCCGCCAACGTCTTTTACGTCGTCTTGACGCGACTTTGGCATCTTCTTGTAGTCTTCAACCGTTTCTTGCGTGATGGTCGGTGTCTTCAGCCGTTGTAAGAACTCAGACCACGACCACTCCCGATTCTTCCAACGTTTCTCGGTTTTGGAGCTGCCAATCGCAAGATTTAGTTTGCCATCGTATTTTATTTTTTCTAACTTTCTAGGCTGTTCCAAATCTCTGTCTCCTTTCTCTCTCATTTTTTAAATCTCAGACTTCATAAAAACTAACCAGTGAGTCTCTGCCCTACGATTCCCGAATAATGGCGATACGGGTTCAATTGCTTTTAATACTTCTCTTAACTTTACTTGGTTCTCATTCCATTTAAAAATTAATGTCCCACTAGGTTTCAAAACTCGTAGACATTCAGCCATTCCCTGTCTAATGTCTTCTGGCCAGCTGTTCTTATCCAGTTGACCATACTGAGCTTTCATAATTGACTTCTGACCGGCCCATTTTAAATGAGGTGGATCAAATACAACTAAGTCGTATGTGCTGTCATCAAAAGGCATATTTCTGAAATCCGCTACTACGTCTGGCTTCACATTTATTTTTTTGCCACAAATTTCATAGTTTTCTTCTCGAATTCCATATAGGTGGTAAAACTATTCTCTTTGTCAAACCAAAATAATTTTGAACCACAACAAGCATCTAAAATTTTCACTTTTTCACCTTCCTGGGCAAATTGTCGATGTCATTCGCTTCCCCATTAATGTTGCGGAGTATTTATTGGACAACTCCTATTCTGCAAATGTGTAATGGTTCGGGATAAACACTTTTTACATTTCTTGGCCGCTGCTTTCTTGATGAACCCGGAACTTGCCCGCCAACAGATTTGTCCATGGATGGATATCTGTCTTGCAGGGAACGCAAAACGAAAGCTTGATCACCCTCACAATACACAATGCCGGTTTTTAACCCAATTGCTTGATAAACAATCATTTTTCCACCTAATCCTTCATATAATATTTCGTTTCAAATCCGGCAGCGGCTAGGGGTAACCCTTCTGCCCAATCAGGTACGACAGCTAAAATCTCATTCATTTCATCGATGGACTTTTCAGCATCTGGCACCTCCGCCACTGCCTCATCATGGATATGGAAAACAATTGGATAGCCTTCATTCTCTAACCTGAGCATCGCCTCAGCCAGAACATCTCTTGCAGTCGCCTGGACAATATTTTCCACCAGTTTTCCGCCATAAGTTTGCTGTTTTGTGAACATCACTTTATCACCCTGACCCTCATAAAAAACAGCAGGACCATAATCACCTTCTTCTAAATGCGCTTTGGCGTAAGCTAACTTTCTGCCACTTGGCAGCTGAATGAAAAGAAAACCGCCTTTTTTGAAGAATTTCAGCCCTCTAGGTCCTTTTCTCACACCACCATTTTGAAGGCAATCAATGACTGCTTTTTGCGTGCTGAACCAAAAATTCTTAATGCGTTTATTGGTGTCTCTCCAACGATCTACAATATCTTGTAATTCATTTTCTTTAATGCCGTTTTCCAAAGCCCCCATTGCTTTTAAGGCGCCGGGTCCGCCTTGGTAGCCCAATGCGAGAGTGGCTACTTTTCCACGTTGTCGCATCGCCTTGCCCTCAGGGCTTTTCCAGTTATACTCGGTCACTTCGCCAAGATGGAACATTTGCGCGGCAGTCGCTTCATAGATTTTTCCGTGAGTGCGGAAAACATCAAGCACCCATTCTTGATTGGCGTACCAGGCGATTACTCGTGCCTCGATAGCTGAAAAGTCAGAGATAATAAACCGATGTCCCTCTTTTGCGACAAGCCCCGTGCGGATCAATTGCTTCAAGGTATCTGATACCCCGTCATACATCATCTCGATGGATTCGGTGTCTTTCGCTTTGACCAGCTCCCGGGCAAAACCAATCTCATTGAGATAGTTTCTTGGGAGATTCTGTACTTGTAGCAAACGACCCGCCCAGCGTCCGGTACGGTTAGCACCATAAAACTGTAAAATGCCATGAATACGTCTGTCCCTACAACGTGCGCCATCCATCATGATGTACTTTTTTGTACTTGAGTTGGATAACTGTAATCTTATTTCTAAAGCTCGACGAACAATGTCGGACATCGGACTTACTTTCAATGCTAGTTGCACGGCATCTTTACCTAATGTTTCAAAAGGTGTCCCTTGCACTGCTAACCATTCTTTGAATTGCTTCAAAGAATTGGGATTTTCTAGTCCCGTTACTTCTTTTAGTTTTTCTGTATTTCTTTCTGTCAGTTCCGCCATGATGTCAATCGCCGCAGCTGCCAATTCATGATCTATTTCAGCCCCTCTATCATTGATTCGCTGATCTAAGCTGTATAGTTCCCATTCACTTTCTTTTACTGGAAAACGATTGAGCTTTTTGGCAATGGCCATTTCAACATTCACGTCCTGTACGCAATAATCAGTAAAAGTTGCCCATTTTTCTGGATCGTGTTCGGGTAAATTTCTTGCCCGTTGCCCATTTGCCTTTGTCGGCTTACAAGGCTTCGAAAAGAAATTGATTAACTGTGTGCCTCTTGTGTCCTTTTGCTGTTCAATATTGAGATACTTCGCGCATTGTCCCAAAGATGCGGGTAAGCCTAATTCATTTGCATGGACCATGGTACAATGCCAGGCAGCTGGATTTAAAAAGTTGCCACCAAAGTAATAATAAGATAAGCAGACCCGTTCAAATTGTGCGTTAAAAGCAATTTTTAAAACCTCATCGTCAGACAAGGCTCTTAAAATTTCATCGGGTATTTGGTTTTTCGTCGTGTCTATGATTTCGACGTCCCCGCCATCAACAGAATAAGCGAATAGCAAAATCTCAAAATTCGGACTGTCAGCGTATTTATAAACACCCACTTTCGGTAAATCCACGGCAGAATACGTTTCAATATCTATATTTAAAGTTTTCATACATTCTCAGCCTTTTTTATTGGCAGACCAAGCTTTGACTTGTCAACTAAGACCATGGGTAGTTGTACTTCTTCCTCCTTAAATACATCGATATCAAAGCCCAATTCAGCTAGATATTCCACACCTTTTTTAGCAGTCAACTTATCTAAATTAGCCAGAATTGCATCGTATTGTTCATTAATCACTTCCCTTTTTTTATCAAAGGGAACTTGCACTTTTCCGTAACCAGGGATTGAATCAGTTTTCAAGTTTTCAAAAAAGTGTTGCTTATATTCTTTAAAATCTTTAACTTGATGTCTAGAGGAGCTACCATAGAAATATGTGCCAAGGGAGTTTGTAAACTCCACTAAAACATTATTTGATATGAGAAAATCCTGTACTTTCTGGAAGTGGGATTTTAAGATTTCAAAATCGGAATCATTCTGTTCCCACCAGCTCGATACGTGATCTAGTAATACGGAATTTCGATCTTCTCGTAAATTATTTAATACCTTTGAGCGAGTTATTTGTACCTGTTTTTCTAAACGTTTTTTTGTTGGTTTCATTTTTTTTGATCCTTTCTACTAAAAGAAAAGGGGCGTTTCCGCCCCCAGCTATTAGATTTATGCAAACATGTCGTCGTCACTGTCATCTTCCCAATCAACATCCGAAAAATCAGATTCAGCATTGGCGCGTCCACCTAAGAAATCGCCTTTCCCTGTGGTTAAAATGTTGTTAAGACCCGCACTGATTCCTTTATTTCCTGCCGTTGCATACGCATAAAAATTGATGGATGCAATCGCATAAACACCACTGTAGACATCATCTGGGCTATCAGTTTTAACCAACATACCTCCCTCACGTTTCACAACTTGGGGTTTCGTTTTACTAGAGACATTGATAAACATTTTATTTGCGAATTCTGGTTGTTCATCTGTGTCCATTTCTTCGTCCGCATCCCGTAAGGTCGTTTTAAGATTTCCGGGTTTTACACCTTTTAACTTATTATCTTTTGCAGCTTCATACGCAGCTTTAATAGCTTTTTTCATCGCGTCAAGTGTTTCTTTATCGCTTTTATCGATGATAAGCATTGTCGAATATTTAGCTTCTTGCCCTTCAAACGCCTTTGGTTGTAATACATTTGCATAGCTTAAACGCACCTTGTTTGTAATTACTTTCGTTCCGTTTGCTTTTGCCATTTTAAATTCCTGCTTTCTATTTTTAGTTGTTTTTTTTTATTCGTTGATTCCATCAAAATCATCTATTGCTTGATCTAAACTATTGAGCGCTGGACGTTTATCCTTTTCCGGCACTAGAACGGGTTTGCCCTCGGGCTTCATAATATAAGGGGATGCCAGTTCTTCAAATTGCTTTTTGCCAACTAATTTTTCTAATGAAGTGATGGTTTGAAGTGATCTTGGCTTTAAGATTTGTTCATCTTCAAAACCCTCGGCTTCTAATAGATACAGTACTGTTTCTTCATCAGCTATTTTTCGATTGCTACGACCAGCAACAAGTTTCCAACCCGGGTAGTTGTCTTCGCCTTTAAGTGCTTGACCTAACGCATATTGCTCAACGTGCTCCAGCCATTTTTTGATTTCCGATGACCGTTCAAGAATTTCAGCGATTTCGCTGGGTTCTAGCAAAGGTGCCTCTTTCAACTCATATTTATCAACCAGTTGAAAGTTCTTTTCGGCTCTTGGACGAAGTTGGGCACGAACTTTGGAAAACTTCACTACGTCGTCTGTAATGGTCCATTCTCCGATACCCTCATATGCTTGAACAGCGCGAGGAGCTACATAGTTATCCGCCCAGTAAAGTAATTCATCCTTTTCTATTTCAAACGTGGAGACATTATCTAGCCGCGGCTGAACGATGGTCATTTTTACCTTGTCAAATTCATAAGCTAAATCGTAAATATTCACAACACCCAGTGCGTAAAGCATAAGTTGGACATTTTGATAAGCATCAACGGGAACGCCTTTGCCGTATTTGAGGTCAATAATTTCCACGACCCCATCAGCTAAAATAACAACGTCGCTAGTACCAAATCCATCAGGCACCCAAGGACTAAAATCCACCCGGACTTCTAGATCAACATCCGCATTTTCGTAAGAGTTGACATGTTCCATCACCATTCCCACATGATCATTCACATAGTCATCCATTGATTGACTGAAATAGCTGTTCATGGCTTTGAATTTATTGAAGCGTATGGAGTAAGCCCGTTTAGATATCTTCCCTGTTTCATATTGCAGCTTGATTTCAGCCAAGCTGTGGGCTGCGGTACCTTCTTCCGCAAAAACACTGCTACTATCTTTGAACTGTTCTTCTAGTCGTGCAATCGGCGGGCAAATGAGCCACCGATGGGCGCTACTGGCTCCTAACATGGCATGTCCATTAACCGGCATTATTTTTCACCTACCAGCACTTCTAAGTCCGTCAAGAATACGGAATAATCTGCTTCTTGCAGGTCACTTAACTTTTCAACATTCATCCGACTAAAAGCAATCTTTACTGCATCGCGGTGGCCAGCACTGATGGCATCCTTCATTGCTTTTTGAACATCAGTTTTTTTGGCGTTTGGGTACTTTCCTTTTGTTGCTGATTTTTCGTTCTCGTCGTCATTTTCATCTACTATCTCGGATGAATCCTCTTCTTTAGTACGCTCTACTGCTTCGTCAGTTTTTGATGGTTCGGTGTCTGAGATCAAGTCCGTAGAGTCCACTTCTTTTTTCGGTGTGGACACCTTTTTCTTTTGTTTTTCTGCTTCCGTTACTTCTTTTTTTCCTTTGACCTCAGCGACTGCCTTTTCCAGAACTGGTACTGGGTTGTTTGAAAATGCATAAACGTGATTCATTAGTTCTTCCACCGTTTCTGCGCTGATTGTTAGTGTAATTGACATTAATTTTTCCTCCTTATGAAATTCGTATTGGTGTAACCAAATAATAAAAATCTTTCGCAACAAATCGGACAGGCATCACGCTTGAAATGAACTGCAATTCAATCATTTGAATGTTTAAGCTAGAAGCCAGTTTAAAAACATCATTTAAATATCTTGTGTTGATTCCAAACTTAAGAGGTTCGGCATCCTGCCAGTTATTAATCTTGACCGTGGCTTTTTCCAGGGGCTCTTTTATTTCATGAAGAGGAATGAATTCGATATAAGACTCATCGTCCTTAGTAATATATTCAAAAGTAGCTGTTTCACAAGCCTTTTCTAAAATCATCGTTGATTTTTTAAAGTCACTTACATCTAAAAATAAAGAACTTTTTGCCACCTGCAGTGAATCTACAATACGATCGAAGTCGGGATAGCTCTTCCCGTCAGTTCCCAAAAAATAATCATCTTCTACCTCATTTAAGATTCCACCAAGCCGAACAAGCCGATGCGCACTTCCCGCTTGGGCAAAACCATAAGATGAAATTTTGATTTGCCGGATATTGCTTGTTCGCTGCTCTATTTTTTCCCACTGCTCATATTTTGTTCTGAAATCTTCCAATCTTTTAACCCAGGCGGAATACTTTTTCTTATAAGATAAGCTCTCTTTTTCTTTTTCTAACTCTGGTTCTGCTGGCTTTTTGGGTTCTTTGGGAGCCTTTTTGGCTTTCAACTCCTTGAAAGTCGAATAATGCTTTTGTAAGATATCGATTTTATCCACTTCTTAAAATCGTTCCTTTCTGCTACAATGTAGCTGTAGATTATTTATTTCAGGCCTTTGTCAGTTGCTGCTGATAAAGGCTCTTTTTTTATCTTCTGTTCATTTTTTGTGTTTGTGGCTGTTAATCCAACATCTGTCCCGCGATATTTAATAGCGCAGTCTGCGTGCTGTACGCGCCACCCTTCACCAGCAATCCGCTCAAAATGACCTTCGCCGGTTTTGACAAGGCGACCACATCGATAACAGCGACCCGGATATTTATTTCGCATGTCTGTTTCCTCCTTATCTTGTCATCCACATAATAATAATGACTGTCACAGCAACAGCATTAGTTAGTAAACTTAAGTATGCTATCGCCTGTGTACGCCGTAATTTGATAACACCAGTTACCGGATGAATTGCTGCTAACCCTCTTTTTTTCATTTGTTCTGCCCCCTAAATTATTTTTTTCGACGGTAACGATTTTTATCCATCCATCGCACAAACAAATCGAAGGTGTCTAACTCAATCAAAACAATTTTGTGCGTGGGATGAATAACGCCAGATGCAAATTCCGGAATTTCGGACATTTGACTGATCCATTTGTTAAGACTTGCCTTCGAAATAGAGTACATTTTAATTACAACGTCCTTGCTACCGTATTTAATTTCGGCTCGTTCGGGATCCATCGCTACTTCCTCCAAATCAATCTGAATTGGTTTGGGCATGGGCTCATACCTCCTCTCTTAAAATA